TGAGCAGGTAGCCTTCAAGCTCCCACATCTTGTCTACAGCCTTCTCGAACGAGTATTTCTCTCCGAGTGCTTGGTTGTAATTTGCAATGTCAACGCAAGCTGAAGTTCCTTCGATTGAGAATCCATTTTCAAGAATGATCTGACAAACCGTTGTCTTTCCATTCGGCAGCAACGTATATGTCGTGCTTTTGATCTTCGCGAGCATATCGCTCATTGACACCTTGTTTGGCATCGGCTGATTTACTTCTTGCATTTATTTCTCCTGAGTTAATGCGTTGTGGGATTCTTGTGCGGCCTTGATCTCTTCAATCGCCGCGTTTCTCATCATCTCGAACAGTGGCTTCGCCTGTGCTGGATCTCTGGTTTTTAAGCCTTCGAGAATCAAATTGATCTCGTCGATACCAAGCACGAAGTTGACCTTGACTGCTCGATGATCAAAACATTGGTTCGTCATCGTCTGCTTTCTCTGGTTGTGGTGATTGTGATTTATGTGTTTCGGCTAGCTGCTGCTGGTTAGCCAAAGCATTCAGCGAAGCAATGCTCTCATTCTCGTTTGCAGTGCCGAATGCTCGTTGGTCGTCGAATGCTTTCGCGCTTGCTTTAGCTGAATCCAAGAATGCCTTGCCGAGAATTTTCTGAATGTCAGATGGAGTCTTAGACCATTGCTCTTTCAGTGATTCCATGCCTCCTTCTGTTGACATATTAACCAAGCCGCGATGACGCTCAACATCTGGATCTAATTGCTTTGCTCCATCAACCCAAGCTCGCAACTTCATTCCGTGATCTTGACCAATGTAACCAGATCCAGAGAAGATGCTTGAAAGCTCGCTTGGCAACTTCAAGATGTCTTGACTGCGGCCCATGTCGTGCATCATAAAACTGGCAGTCATCTCGAATGGAGCGTTCTGCTCAATGATTGGCTGAAGACCAAGTTGCTTTGGTTCGCGTGGATTTGTAAAGTCAGTCTTTTCACGGGCGCGAATGCACAAGATGACATGGCATGGTGATTGCAAGATTGCGTCCATCATCTTTTTCCATTCGGCCTTAGCCAGCTTCCAGTTAGCCATACGGCTGTTTGAGTTATTCGCAATGTCTTGCGCACCGCCCATACCCTCCCATGCGTGACTGATTGAGTCGATGATGAGAACTTCAGCGCCAGCACTGCTTGCTGCTTTGATTGCTTCAATGTATCGAGCTGGGCTGAATGGAGCTGTTAAATCTCCAATGTTGAACGGAGATGGAAGCGTGTCAGCGTACAACGAGCCACGGCGATTCTCTGAATCTACAAAAAAGATCTTGTCTGCATCATTTTTTGCTAAGCCGTATGCAAGCTGCAATGCTGTATATGTCTTGCCAGAGCCTGAAACTCCAGCGAGACCGATTACCAAACGTGCGCCTTCGCGCTGTACTTTTTTAAATTGAATCATCTTAGTGCCTCACAAATCTTCCGGTTGATTTATCTCGAATGTTTTCAACGAGACCAGTTCTTAAAGCGTGAATAAAATTTTCAGATGGAGTACACCATTCAAGATTGCTCATGCTGTTGTTTTGCTTGTTTCCATCTATGTGATTTATTTCATTAAGCATTCGCGTGTTTTCTATGAATGCAAAAGCAACGATTCTGTGAATCATTATCTTTTTCCTTTCTGCATTCACACACGTATGAATCCTCAAGTAACCGCAATTTGAAATTATTGGTTTTAGCCACTTTCCATTCCTACGATTTCCCCTGGAGTCAACCCTAGAGTGGCTATAAACACGACCATCAAAAGTGACAGAATAGATTCCTTCAAACCCAACCGCCTGCCTTGAGAATAATGGCGTATCGCCATGCGCTACACATCTCATCTTCATGATTTGATTTCCCAAAAAGAAACGCCACTTAAACCGTAGTACGAGTACGGAATAAGTGGCGTCAGCCTAGTGGCTTACCCATGATTGCGTCTCGTACACGCAATGAATAAGCCTGACGCAATTGTATCATGACTGTGAACTCTTTTCAAAAACAACAGCCCGTCGAAACGATTTCTCAGAGCAAAATTTATTGACATCTCCGCCATCGGAGTACGAAACGAATCCGCCATGAATTGCGACAACTCGACGGTGTGTGCTTCGTGCGTTTGGTTTGCGTGGCAAATACACCTTGCCAAGCTCAATCACGTTTTTCTTCATGTTTGGCTCCTGATTTGCATTTACCGTGTTGGTTAATAAATTTCTTCATTTCCAACGTGTACTCGCCAACCTGAATCGGAAACTTCACAGCCTGTTTTGCACCGCAAGCGTGACAGTTGAAGTGACCGCCCTTATAGTTCATGTGATCTTTGTTAGACACCGTCAATCTCCTTTTCAGCCCAAACTGGTAACGATAGATTTGTGATTTCTTTTGAGTAGCTTGGCCACTCTTGCTTGCGATGACACTCAACAATCTTCGCAAGCTGTTCGCGGTAACGCTTGTGGCCGTAGTCGATCATCTTTGATGGCGCTGAGTACATAGCTGTAGCGTATGGCGCGTCTTTTTCTTGGCAAAAATACAGAAACGGTGGACGCTCTGCCGTCTTCCAGAATCGTTGCCACACATCACAGTAAAACGCTGCTTGGTAGTGGTAGTCGAGATTCCAATACGAACGGCCGAACTCGTGTGGTGACGCGTCCTGCGTTGTCTTGCCATCCAGAATCAATCCATTCGGAAACTGCTCGCAAGGCATGATGGCCAGATCTGGGCGAATCTTCAGCGTGAGAGATGTCTCTTCGTCGGTGATGAAGATTGAGTTTTCGATGATGCAGTTTTCGTGAGCGAGAAGCATTGACATAACTGGATGTTTGCTGGCCAGCTCTGCCATCTTCAGGATCTCGCGATACTCATCAGGCTTGAATGGCGTCTTTCCGCTGGCTTCAATCTCAGCGAAAAATGCTTTGCCTTCTTTGGTGCGACGATCAATGCCTTCTGGAACTTCGACGAAATCCTTACTGAAGTTTTCTGGCTCAAACAGAGCTGTGTGCCAAGCAGTTCCAGTGAGCATCGCTGCTGTTGCTTCTTTCTTTTCGCGCTCTGGATTCACGTAGGAATGGTAATAGTGGAGGGCTGATCTTTCCATTGCTTTGAAGTGGCTGCTTGAGATGCCATCCATCGCATGATATTCCTCGTTTGTGAGGGTTGTGGTGATGTAGTTCACGACTTACTTTCGTTGTTGATGAGATTGCAGTGTATCACAGAACTTCACGCTTGTGAAAAAATATTTTAAAAATATTTCTTGCAAAACTTCACAGCTGTGATATATTTCAGTTTTCACAACAGGAGAACGCAATGAAATATGTGATCGAAATACATGAGGTGGATTTAGCACCAACAGATTGGAACCTAAAGAAGAGCTGGCCTCATGTTGGCTTGTTCACTGCGAAAGACGAGTCGTACTCTATGTATCATGTAACGAACGATTCTGAGCACGTAGCATTCATTAGCCACCCAGAGTTTTTCAAGAAAACCCCATACGTTGAAGCAGGAGAAGCAGTCAGCGAATCACTGCTATTGAAGGCTATTGCCGCTGCTGCTCATGCGAAGGTGTTGTCATGAGTACGAAGCACACACCTGGGCCCTGGAGTAATGGACTTGACGCATTCGGAAAGCCGATCATCTGCCAGCAATACGATTCTCAACTTTTTGGCGCAGAGGAACCAAACGAAGAATGGCAAGCAAACTGTAGATTAGTTTCCGCAGCTCCAGACCTCCTATCCTGCCTAATCGAGATGGTAGAAGTTCACGACGAGCCATGCCGATTTGATCACCACGGCTGCTGTCAATCTCACTTTTTGGATGACGTGAATGACGGTGGATGTCGCGTTGCGAATGCGCGTGCAGCTATTACCAAAGCAACAGGAGAACAGTAATGAAATATTTATTGTTGGGTGGCCCTCACTCCGGCAAACAAATGCCAGACGTAGGCCACGTATTAAAGATGCCAAAGCAGATTCCTCTAAGTACTGTTTTGCATGGAGAAGGCTCTGATCAGATTGCTACTCAATGCGAGTCTGACAGATATGTTGCAACAAGCATCAGAGGGTCTGATAGGACTTTCATGGTGTACGTTTATGAGTACGACCTGCATAAAAATCTTGTTGGAATGATGATTTCTGAGTTGATGCGCATGGGAGAAAAGTCATGAATAAAGAAACAGGTGGGCCAGCGTTTCCGATTGACCGCATTGCCATCAATAAAGAGTTCGGCAGCTCAGGCATGACTCTGCGCGACTACTTTGCTGCTCAAGCCATGCAGGCCTTGTTGATTGCAACAAAAACAGCGGATGGAAACATGATTATCAAAGATGCTTACAACATCGCCGACGCCATGCTGAAAGCGAGGGAATCATGATCAAAAACTGGCTATACGCCCTAGCAATCGCAATCATCCTGAGCTGCTCTTATATGCTCGACGGTCACGCATTCGAGCCAAAGTATTTTTACTTCAACACTAAGCCAGAAAAGATTGAGGCTTACCAAGCGTGCAAGAAGATCGGTGGGCCTAACGCTTGGTTCATCGTCACAGACTCAGGAAGAATCATCTGCGTGAACAAGCGCGGCAACAAACTATCGGAACAACCAAAATGAACAATCCGTACTTCAAATTCATAGTAAAGAAAAAAGATCTCGACATTGACCTGACTGCGCGTGAGCTTCTTGATCGAATCGCGATGGCTTGTAGTGTTGGACATCCAATGACTGTTTCTCGCATCATGAGCATCAAATCAATCGCATCTCCAGCAACGCTATATCGCAAGTTGGAAGACCTGCTTGATGCAAATCTGGTTTACCACAAGCAGACAATGAAGAATCGTCGAACGAAGTACGTAATGCTGACAACAAAGGCTGAGAAGCACTTTAAAGAGCTTGGTGAGTGCATGAGAAAGTCTGTGGAGTCTGTAGAGTGACAATCCAATCAGTTAGTTACGATCAAGACTACATCATCAAGTCGATCATGGAGTTGTGTGGAATTGAATGGTTTTCAGCAGACTTGACTTATGGCAATGGTGGTTTTTGGAAAAACCTTCCGGAGCCAACAATGAAGTTTGACATTGATCCACAAACACCCGAAACAAAACAAGCATCATCAACCAATATCCCATTGGCAAGTGGCATTCTTGGTTCTGTAATTTTTGATCCACCATTCTTGACTTACATCAAGCAAGGCCGTGAGCACAACTCAGTCATGGGTAAGCGATTCAGTGGGTACTGGCGTTATGAAGAGCTGGAAGAGCACTATCGCGGAACAATCAAAGAGGCGCATCGACTTCTAGAAAAGAAAGGCATTTTTGTCATCAAGTGCCAAGACATCATTCACAACCACAAGATGCACTGCACTCACGCAAACATCATCAAATGGTCTGAAGGAATGTTTAGATTGAAGGATCTATTCATCCTTGCTGCAAAGAATCGTATGCCAATTCCGCAAACGGAAGGAGCAAAAAAGAAAGTGCAAAAACACGCTCGCATTCATCATTCGTACTTCATGGTTATGGAGCGCCTATGACAATCACCCTCCGCCCATACCAGCAAGACGTAGTAAACGAAGTCCGCAACGCATTTGCAGAAGGCTACAAATGCCCTTTGGTTGTCGCATCAACAGGAGCTGGCAAGACTGTGATGTTTAGCTACATCGCAAAGAACGCCGCAGACAGAAATAATGCGATCCTGATTGCTGCACATCGCAAGGAGATCATTCGTCAGATCAGCCTATCACTGGCCAGATTTGCTTTGCCGCATAACGTCATCGCCGCACCTGCACTCGTAAGGCAGATCAAGATCGCGCAGTTCAAGGCATTTGGCAAATCATTCGTTGACACGACATCATCGACGATGGTTGGCTCAGTGCAAACAATCGTTGGTCGATTCGACATGATCGACGCAGCCATTGCAAGACTGTCGAAGCGAATTACAAAGCCAGCCAAAACAATCGTGATTCAGGATGAGGGACATCACGTAGTGCAAAACACAGCATGGGGTCGCGTCATGGATCGCTACGGGCCAGCTGTCGGCAACGTCAGCCTGATCGTCACAGCGTCTCCTCAGCGCCTCGATGGTCGTGGACTAGGTAAAGGTCACGGTGGTTACGCAGACACGATCATTGAAGCGCCACCAATGTCGTGGCTTATCGAAAACGGATTTCTGTCGCCATATCGCGTGTTCACTGCGCAGCATCAGATCGACGTGTCGTCAGTCAAGACGCGCATGGGTGACTATGCCGCTTCAGACTTGCAAGAAGTGGTCGATAAGCCTCAAATTACAGGTGATGCCATCACTCACTGGCGAAAGCACGCAAACGGCCTCAAAACGGCTATTTTCTGCGTCTCCGTTGAGCACAGTAAGCACGTTGCTGCTGAGTTCAATGAGAACGGCATTCCTGCTGCTCACATTGACGGTGGAACTGACGACACAGAGCGTGACAAAGCGATCATCGACTTTGCGAACGGAAAGATTCTCGTCATCACGAACGTCAACATCCTCAGCGAAGGATTTGATCTGGCCAGCATTGCCCAGCAAGACGTGACGATTGACTGTGTGGTTGACTTGGCTCCAACGCAATCGCTTGTGAACGCATTGCAGCGCTGGGGCCGTGCTTTGCGTCCTGCTGCTGGTAAGACTGCCATCCTGCTCGACCACGCTGGCAACGTGATGCGTCATGGCTTGCCAGACGAAGACCGAGCATGGACGCTTGAAGGCGTCAAGAAAAAGAAGCGAAAGACCGATGAAGATGACGAAGATGATGTCAAGGTCAAGTGCTGCCCAGAATGTTTCTCGATCCACGAGCCTCAACCGGTGTGCCCGAACTGTGGCCATGTGTACGAAATCAAAGCCAGAAAGATTGAGCACATTGAAGGCGAGCTCAAGGAAATTCAGCAGGCTCAGATTGAGAAAATGCGCCGCGACAGGATGCTCCAACAGGGCAAGGCGCAGACTGTTGATGAACTCGTGCAGCAAGGCATGAGCAAAGCACGAGCCGAGAAGATCATCGAAGCCAGACTTGCTAAGCAGGCGTTGCAGGAGGAGATTTTTAATAAGCTCTCAGAGATTCAGGTGAAAACCGGCTTCGGCCCATACCAGACCTGTGGCTTTACCCGCGCAGACATCTTGCGAATGAAGCCCAAGGAGCTGAAAGCCTTGAGTGTTACAATCACAACTGTGAACAATTAGGAACCATCATGCACTTAGATGAAGCAATAAAACACTACAAAACACAGCGCAAGCTGGCCGAAGTTCTCGGTGTGTGCGAGCCTTGCATCAGCAATTGGCGCTCGCGAGGAAAGATCCCTGCAATGGCGCAGCTGAAGATTCAAAAACTCAGCCGTGGCAAATTGAAGGCCGACATCAATGTGTTTGGGGTGAAGTAAAGATCATAAATTGCAGTACAATGAAAGTACTGCAAAGGAGTTTTATGATTACAAAGTCAAGAGTGCTGGAGCTTTTCAATTATGTTGATGGTGTTCTCGTATATAAAAGCGACGGCCTTCGAAGGAGAGCTGGTCAAAAGGCCGGATGGAAAACTGACAATGGATACCTTCGCGTAGACATTGATGGTAAAAAATATTACGTCCATAGAGTCGTATGGGTTTACCACAACGGCGATTGTGGTGATTATCTGATAGATCATATAGATGGAGATAAGACAAATAATCAAATCTCAAATCTTCGTCTATCAAATAAATCTCTCAATGGCTTCAACAGAAGAAAAGCAAGAAGCGACAGCGAAAGCAGCCTTATAGGAGTTCTATCTGGAAAAACAAAAAAAGGAACAAAAACATTTCAGGCTCGCATAACAATAAATGGCGTGCGAATTGGACTTGGAAACTACAAGAGCGCAGAAGAGGCGCACCTTGTCTATCTTGATGCAAAGAAAAAACTAATAAATTTTTAAGGATAAAAATGTCTTATTCAGAAGTGGAAATGAAACTTATTCAGTGGGGTGAAGCTCGCAAGATCATTCAGAATGGCACGGCTATTTCGCAGGCAATCAAAACTCTTGAAGAGACGACTGAACTGCTCGATGCGATCAACCGCGATGACATGGATGAGGTCAGGGATGCCGTTGGTGACATCGTTGTGACGCTGATCATGGTGTGCGCGATCAAAGACATTGATTTGGTGCAGTGCTTGGAAGGCGCTTACCAGCAGATCAAAGATAGGCGAGGCCACCTCACACCGCAAGGAACGTTCATCAAAGAGTGATTTGCGAAAAATAAAAAATTTAGTTGTTTATTTAACAAATCGTGATATACTTGTTTCACACCAACACAATCGAAAGATGAAAATGCAGAAATTATTGAAGATCAAAGACGTGGCCGAGATCCTTGGTCGCTCACCAACAACGGTTCGCGTCGACGTTTCTCGCCGACCAGAGACGTTGCCACCGCGCATCGTAATGCCAGGATCCAACCGAGTCGTGTGGGATGCCAATGACGTGTCTGAGTGGCTGGCCAAGCAGAAGCGAAGCGATGAGGTGACTGTATGACCGACATCGTAGAAACATTGACTGAGCGTGGATCTCGCTATGGCACGTTCACTGGTCATGCCGAAGCAACCCAGACGCTGAAGGCAATCTTTCGCTCAAAGATGGGCGAGAAGTGGGACAGGCTGGCTGACGACCAGAAAGAGTCACTTGAGATGATCGCCCACAAGCTGGGCCGCATCATCAATGGCGACCCAAACTACGCAGACAGCTGGGTAGATATTGCAGGCTACGCCAAGCTCGTCGCAGATCGACTGGAGGGCATCGTTCGATGAAAGCCACAACCAAACAAAAAATCAGGGATGAGCTACTCCGTTGCAGGCCAAATGGTCTTACGTCAAACGAGTTGTCAGATCGACTCTCGATCAATCCAAACTTGGTGCGTGTAACGTTGACAAACATGGATGACGTTTACATTTACAAATGGATGGTCACAAAAGCTGGCCACGGATTTATTGCGGTGTGGAAGTGCGTGCCAGTGCCAGAGAATGCCGCGCGTCCTGAAACGCCACCACCAAAGCCTCGCAGAATCTATGACGAGAAATACAAGGCTCGCAAACGCGCCATGTACGCTGCTAAGTGCGGCAAGGTGATTCAAGACGCAGGCTCGGGCATTAGAACTCAAATTCGCGGCCCATGGCCAACGCAGGTGCAGCTATGAACGACGACGACCAAGAAGACGAATTTTGCTCATGGTGCAGTGGGTCAGGTGAAGGAATGTATGACGGTGCTACGTGTAGCAAATGCCACGGCTCTGGCGTTGAGCCTGTTGAAAACGAGGATGATGAGATATGAAAATATTTTTTGCAATCATGGCTATTGGACTTCTATGTCCAGCATGGATGGCTTTAGGTGATTTGACTTGCTGGTTTTGGACTGGTGGCCAATGCTCAAACCTTGTTTGGGATAGCAACAGAACTCTAATAGCTTGCGCTTCTGCTGGATTGTCGCTACCTTTTCTCGGGTTGCTTGTATCATGAACTGGCCCTTCCCACCAGCAACAGGCGCAAAGCCTTGGACTGCCAAACAAATCAAAGCGTATCAACAAGCGCAACGCGCACAACTGCCAGAAAGCCCACTATGAGTAAAGAAGCAATTAGGTTGTCGGCTATTTTTAACTTGGCTGAAGAAATCTACAAAGAGAAAAAAGTTATTCCGTGGACTGAGGCCATTGAGGAAGCACTAGCCAAGCAAGAGCGGGGTGAGCCTGTGGCGCTAGACGAGTACGACGCTGGCCTATTGAATGACTATGGCGGTGGCAATGTTGCATGGTGGCAAGACTACATTCGCGCAGAGCTTGGACGCGCATATGAGCACTATCAATCTCAAATGCCGACACAGGATGGATTGCTTGCAGTTATCAAGTCAAACACTGACCGCCAAATCGAATGGGACAACAAGACACTCGAAGAGCGATGGTTGTACCACGAAGAAAACGCTTGCCCGCATTGCGGTGGTAGCGGCCATAAGGATGACGTTGAAGAACTCAAGGGGCAAGAGCCTGTGGACAGCGATCTACTCGATGATGCGCGAGCCGTCTTGGAAATCATCGTTCATGACCAGCCCGCAGAAACCTTCCGCGATGCTCGCGCCTTAATACCAAAGCTCAGAGAACGGCTTGGCTTGCCTCCCATAATCAATTTCACCCACCCACAGCCAAAGCGTGAGCCGCTGACGGTTGAACAACTGCGCCAGCACTGGCAGGTCGCCAAAGTGTTGGACATGACGGATGCCGAGATCGACTTCGCTGACTACGTACTCATCGCCCGTGATGTAGAGGCGCTGTATGGCATTAAGGGGGAAGCATGACAAGAAAACCAATCGGCCTAACAGTGCCACACAGAGAGGTAGGCTACAAAGAACCAAAAGGATGGTGCGGCCTTGCTGACAGCGAGATCATTGAGATTCTGCGCGACTACAACATGGAGCCATCGCCAAACAGGATGAACTACACCAAAGAGATCATCCGCACATTGATGGAGAGAAACACATGAGCTACGAACTAAAAAGCCTGCTGACGTTGATCGGGTTGATCTTTGCATCAGCAGGCTTGACTGCGGTTGTTCTCTACTGGTTCGTCAGAAGAAGCGTCTACAACCACGACGATCAAGCGTAAGCGCGTGTGCCTTGCTTGTCGATGATGAGCTTTGACTTCATTGGCACATCGCCTTCGTTTGTAGTGATTGCTACATGAGTCCAACCTCCGCCGTTAACTGGATCTGAGAACTCGCGAATGACTTGCTGATATGGCAGATTGCTCGCGATGATTGCTTTCACAACTTGCTCAGGAATCATGCCTGGCACGCGAATATCGGCTGCACAGCCACGACGATGATCGCTCTTGTTGCTTGATCCGACTGCGTTATTCACTGCCTCGCTGCGGAATGCGCTATTCACCATGATTGGCTTGCCACCCAAAACAACTTTTAGTTGCTCCAAAAAGTCGGCCAAGCGCGGCAGGTTTGCTACAGCGTTCACGAACACTTCTTGACCGTTGATGATGCACTTCTCGCGCTCAGTCGGAGTGTTGTCCAACTCGCGGTGATCGGTGTGTGTCAATTCTTCAAGCGTGAAGTGTGGGGTTAAGTTTGTCATTTAATAGCCTTCAAGTTGTTGTAAAAATCAATGCACGAATTCAGTTCGATGATTGCTTGGTCGCCGTCTGCGGTGATGGCGATAAGGTCGTCAGCAGTCTTTGGGTCAAGTTCGGCTCGCGCTTCTGAATCCCCTGCGGCAGATCCGGCAGAGCAACTGGCACGGACTGACAACCTGACAGCGCCAGCAGCGACATCAGCGCGAAGCTGGTCAACTTTGATTTGAGCATCTCGTTTTTCCTTTTCAAGTTTTGCTGTTGTGGCAGCGGCCTCATCGCGCATCGACGATTCAATGCGCTCCACTTCTGCTTTGATCGCTTGGCGCTCGTCGTACTTGCCAGCGAGGAATGCCATCAGCAAGCACGCAATGAAGATGCCTAGATTACGCAGCATTTTCATCAGCCTGTGGAGGCGGAGTTTCGTCTGTCAATTTCTTGTAGACGTAGTTCACGCCAGCGTTCACGAATGTCATACCTGCCACTCCGCCAAGAACTCCACCAGAAAGCAGCATGGCATCGTTAACCTGCTTGGCAAAGATTGCATCAATTGGGGCCATACGCAGCATTGGCTGGATGGTGAAGATCAACGATGTGATGGCAATCAACACGGTGGACGCGAACACAAATGCAATTGTGAGGATCACAACAGCCCACACGCGCACTTGAATCTGTTCTACGGTCATGCGCTCTTCAGGAATGAGCGGCTGTCCATCAATGCCAAGCATGATGCACAGAACTTTTTTCAGTTTCTCGGTGAATGTCATTTTTCGTCCTTTATCAACATCTCAGGTGGAAGTAGTTTGTCTGGGCAAGTGCCTTCGACTGTGCAAATTGGTGGCTTGCATTCTGCGTTTTCCCAGTTGCGCGGGTTCTGGCATGGGTAGCGATAGCGATCTTCACCAAAGATGAAAACCGATGCGACCAATGCGATCATCAAAAGTATATATTTCACTATTCACCTTTCTCGGTGTTGTTCACCAGTTTTAACAGTCTCTCCAGCTTCTCACGTTCCTCACGCAGCACAAGTGCGGCCTTCTGGTTTTCGCGAGTGCTGTTCTTTAACTCACCCTTCATCTTGCGACCTTCGAGCAAAAACAAAAACATCAAGACAAGCAAGATGCCAAACAAGAGGCACAGCAGGAAAGTTATTGCGTTGAATTCGCGCTTATCCATACTGTTCCCATCAACGTCCAGAAGTAAATCACCGTCACAATCGCCCAGAACCAAGTCATGTTGCGGTCAATGTCGTCGCTGCGCTTCTGTGCAGCCTTCGCCTCTGTTGCCGCCTTCTCGCGCTTTTGCTTCATCTGGCGAGCCGCTTGACCAACTTTGACCTTGTCCTGCATCTCCTTGAACTGGCTCCAAATTGGGCCGAGTTGCCAAGGCGCATTGGTAGTCATCAAGCTCATGAGTGCTGGGTAGGCTGAGTCCACCTCAACCTGCAATTGCGTCAGCTCTAGCACTTCCTTTTGGTCGATTTCGTCCTTTCCAAAAACCTCTGCGTACCGCTTCTCCGTGTACGTCTTCAGGGTGTGATAGTTGTCAAACCAGTCGCCAACGTGCCCGATGAACTGCTGGACGATTTCGTCTTGGGTTGGGATGTGGTCGATGTATCCATCATCCTTCTTAGATTTCTTTCCAGTTGCTTTTGCTTTAGGTGTTTCACTATGTTCCGGTGCGACCTGAAGTGGTGTTGGAGATGTAGGTTTACCACCTCTTCCAAACATCCCAGTGAGCCACCCCCAGATACCAGTAACTTCGGCATAGATTTTCTTTGCGTCAGTAACACCGCCTTCAACAGTTTTCTTAACGCGCTGAATCTCAACAGACCCTTCACGAAGGCAGTCGCAGCAGAACTGTATGCCAGCCCACGCACCACGCATGGCTTGGAGGGCGAGCATAATTTCTGGGCCCACATCACAGGCCGATCAGCTTCTTGAAGAATTCAGCAGCAGCACCAGGGCCTAGCAATACGGCAGCGAGAACCGCATAGATCAGATACTGCATCTTGTCCATGCGCTCTGCACCCTTATCAAGACGGTCGCTGATCGTTTCATAGCGTTGTGCGCACACGGCCTCGTGAGTATCGAGGCGAGCTTCAGTGACTGAAATCATTTCCATCATTCAGCCTCGTCTGCTGGTTCAGGCGTGTTGCCTTGTGACAAAGCACGCTTTTTTGTTGCAGAGATTTTGCGCTTAGTTTCATCAGACAATTTACGCCCCCTTTGTGCGTTTCCAACCTTGCACTTTGTCTCGGCTGAAAGTTTAGTTCCAAGTTTTGCTTGTCTCAGTTTCTCACGATGCTCTGGCGTAAAAGCTGGTCTGTTTGGTCGTTCAGCCATTTGCTTCTTAACCTGTTCAGAATAGTTTTCTCTTGCCTGTGCATACGTTGTTGAGTTGACCTTGCCATATTTACCCAAGTTGCTCATCATAAAGAAAGAGCGACCTGCAACACCACCACAAGCCTTCCAAAGCATCCAATGTGCAATGTAGTGTTGTCGTGGTGTCAACTTGATTAAATTGTCCTTATCATCAGAGCCGCCAAGACTGCGTGGCACGATGTGATGCATCTCGCAATATCCATCCACGGATTGACCTTTTAGGGCATCCATGAACCGCTGATAACGGCTGTAATGATGTTGGCTTTTAACCATTTGGCAACAGCTTTGCAATTGTTTCAGTAGCCCATTCCTGAGTTACTGTGCCGCCTTCTTCTGCTGGCTCTGGAAGATTTCCTTCTTGAAGCCACTTAGCAAACTGCTGTGCATCTGTGTTGGCGGGGTCGAATGGGATGAAGGCGTTGTCTGCAACGCGCTCAATAGACAACGGGTTAACAGCACCTTCTGGTGTTTTCACAAGTTTATACATTTATAGCTCCGCTGTTGCTGAAAGTGTTGCTGCGTATTGAGTAAGGGCCGTAGAAGAAGCTGTAACAATAAATGAATTACCGCTTGTTGTAATAAAATCGGAAGGGTAGGCTGCCGAAGTATTGACGTTGCTGAAAATTGTTTTAACTGCCACAGTAGGCGCAGCTCGTTTAGTTACAGCATAGTTAACTACGCCTCCTTCAGTCACGCCGGATGTACCATTAAACCGCGTATATGCAAGCGGCTCTTCGTAATACCGCTGACACAAAGCCAACTCAGTACCATACGGGCGGTAGTCAAACGATGTGGCTGTGCTGCCTTTTTCTAGTTGAACGCCTGTGATGTAGAAAGTTGCGCCGTTCGTTCCTACTACGCTGGTTGCGCCTGTGGCAGATAAGTAAAGTGCACCAGCCCATGCCCCCGCAGTGCCACTCAATGTAGTGCCTACACCAAGGCCAAACCGCAAGATTGCAGCAGTGTTATTTGTACCCAACCATGTGCCAGTCGTATCGCCAGCAATGGTGATCGACTTCTGCTCCCATGTATTTGCGGAGTTGATGACGAACGTGAAAGGATAGCTTCGGTTGCCAGCGGCGTTAGTTACTGAACCGCCAAACGTGCCAGTCAAACTAGAACGCACCCAAAACGAAACAGTGACTGGCGATGCGTTCGCTGTACCCCATGCCATGTCAGCAAAGTTAAAGCCCTCAATACGCTGTGAAATGTTGTACCAATCTGAGGAGCCGACAGAATACGCCGATGTTGAAGTAATGCCTAAATAATTTGAGAATCCAACGGGCGGCGTCACCGCGCCAGCATTTTGTTGGACAGTCGCTTTACCTGTTTGAGTGTTTTGAAAAAACCAGCGGTCAAGCGTATACGCACTATCTGGCGTCACACTAGCCCCCGCATTACGCTGGTCAATCACCATCGCACCATTGATGATGCGGTTTTTCATTGCGTTTGTGCCGTTGTTTGCGGCAATTGCAGCAAGCGCAGCATTAAACGCTTGAACGTCAACTCCGATTTCAACGCCAAGGTTGTCTCGCGCTGTCGCTGGGCTTGCCAGCCCAGAAAGATTCCCAGCCTTCGTCAACAACGATGCAGGATCAATTGATGCAGCAGAAGCGGCGGCAGCGTCGGCCGAAGCGTCGGCAGCAATAGCGCTCAAATTCGCTGCATCAGCAGAAGCATCAGCAAGGTTTGCGCTTGTCGCAGCTTCACCAGCCTTAGTTGTTGCAATGCCTGCTTGTGTAGTCGCCGTGCCAGCCGCTGCGGTGGCAATGCCAGCCTGAGTAGTCGCCGTGGCTGCATCGGCATCAGCAGCAGCTGCGTCTGCATCAACTTCTGCGGCAACAGCGTTTGCAGCAGTACCCCAGTCATCAAGAGCAGCAACAAAGGCAAACGCCTTCGCATTAAATTGTTCTGGCGAGTCGCCTAACGCTGGTGCGTCTGGTAGTGCTGGGATTGTCATGTAAGACCCTCAAGTTCAAGTGTGCAGTCAGAATGCGTTGGGTACGAGATCGAAACTTGGAAGTCCTTGTAGATCCCGAAAATGATTGTTGACTCGTAATCTCCGTGGCCAATCCATAAACATGGAGTTGCACGCACATCGGCTAAATACGAAACCGTCGAATCCACATCTTTCTTTTCCAGTAGCATACCAAAACTGGCACGCTTTGAAAAGGCTCGACGAACCAATACTGTGTCGCCAAACTCATTTGTCTCTTTGCGCGAGTAGTCCTGAATGCCGACGTTTGCACCGAGATTGACGCCAAGTCCAATGCTTCGGATCTGGCCAAACAAGATTACACCAACCGACATCTCGCCACCGCCGGTCAGGTCAATCAAAATATCGGCCTCTGGGTACGAAGGCAGATCTGCTTGAACAGACAGCTCAGCAACCGATCGAATGCTAAAGAACCACTCCCACCAGCCAACAATATCAGGATGCGACAAGAGCTGCGTTGTTTTGTCGTAAACCGTGCCATAAGTCGGGTCGATCATGCGCACTCGAACCGCATCAACGCCAGTCATATTCAGCACTGACACGTTGTTCACTACCAAGCCAGGTGTGATCCTGTAGCTGATTGTGTCGGCCTGTGTGGTTTGAGTGCTGTTGGATGTGTCAAAGACTTTCCAGCGGTTTGTTGGGCCAACTTCGACCCACCAAGTCAGTGCGGTTACTGGGTCGTGATTCGTGTTCGATGACTGGAGCGACTCGTAAACCTTGTGCGTGCTTGTCAAAATCACACGAGCGCCAACGGCATAGGTAGTTCCACTAGACCACGCAGCGTAATCATTCTCAGGCACATCAGACGACACCAGCATGGCTGTAGTCATCGTCACTGGCTTGACCACTTTCAGTGCATACGTTGCTGCTGTCATACCACCGCCCTCGTTTCTGGAATGCCGTCAATATCCCAACGCTCGACGACTTTTGTAAGTCTTGATTGTAGTTGGACAATCGCTCTGGCTTGTGCCTGATTGTCAACTCTCAAGGCAGAAATCTCCTCAATCAGCATGGCTGTCGATGACGATCCAGACATCAATCCAGCGGTTGTCGATGTTGGAGTCAGCTCCAAACCGTCAGTCTGCGTATTGGCTGCCAGGTCAACCGATGAGATCGTGGAAATTGCCTTTTCAGCAGATCCGGCTCCAAGCACTGCCAGCGTCTCAGATAGGCTACCAGCCAAGAAGCCACGCATACGTGCAACTTCGCTTGCCGTGCTTGCAGTTAGGGTAAACGCTTGCTCCAGTGCTGTACTGATTGTCGGCAGCTTCGACAACGCAGTCAGATCGCCTGCGCGAGCCTGAGCTGTAGTTGTCGCGAACTGAGCCTGCAATGCAGCAGCTGATTGCTCTGCCGTCGATCCTGTCATGGATTGCTTGAGTCGTTCAATCTCGCTTACAGTACCTTGGCTTGCCTGTTGCAATGCCTCTTGTGCAGCCTTTTCGTCCTGCAACGCCCAGATGCGTTCTTGCAATGCGCGATTCGATTCATTCAGCGATCCAAGCTCAATCTTGCGAATCTCGGCCACATTGTTCGTCTCTTGCAGCAATTGCATCTCAAGGCTGCTACGCTCATTGGCCAGATTCTGCTCAGCCAACGCGGCCTCTTCAGCCGCAGCCTTTGCATCTTGCAGTGCAGTCACCTGATCAAACAATGCACGGTTTGTTTCGCTCAATGCAGCACGCTCAAGCTCACGAAGCGCTTTTGTGTCACCTTGCAATTGCAAGATCTGCTTGTCAAGACCTGCACGCTCCTGAGCTACAGCGTCCTCTTCTTGCAGGGCTGTAATCTTGTCGTACAAGGCTCGGTTAGTCTCATCCAGTGCAGCACGCTCACGGGCGCGTAAAGCAACGGTGTCGCCCTGCAAATTCAGCAGAGTTGTCTCAAGACCGTATCTCTGACTTGCGATTGCTTGCTTTGCCTGCTCAAGCGAATCAATGTAGGCCGCAAACTGTGGAGCCAACTCAAGCAAAGCATCGCGCTGGCGCTTGCCAGCTTCTGTTGCTGTGTCTTGGGCGTCGACCAGCTTCCTGTACTCTTCGATGGTTGTTGGCAGTTTTGCCGAAACCATATCTGGCAAGAGTTCTTTAAACGACCTGTACAGGTAGCCTTTAAACAAAGAGAAGCCGGTAATTTGCTTGCTCGTAACCTCAACCCATCCAGCCTGAGTCTTGATGCCAATTGCATCAAACGATGCTTGCAAGTTCTTCAGGTAATCAGCTTGCTGTGCGGCAGGATCAAGCAAATACTGCGTGTAGTTGCTTTGCAGATTCTGGCTGGCTTTTGTCACAGCATCAAATGCTGGGGCAAGCGAGATCAGTGCAGCGTATGTCTTCTGGCCAGCGTCAGTGTTTAGATTCTGAGCGTTGACCAATTGCTTGTACTGCTCGACACTCTTTGGAATTGCCAAACCAATTGAGGAGAAACCCTCTTTCAGAACCTTTGCAACCTGAGCGTTTTTCTCCAAATCAGAGAAGAATGCCTCGTAATATGCAGATGTCTGGCTGCGGAAGTTTTCAACGCCGCCGAACACGTCGATCAGGTTGCTTGCAGCAACGGATGATTGAACTGAAATTGAAAGCAGGTTGTCATTAAACAGCTTCAACACCGAGTTGACAGCGCCAAGACTTTCACTCAATCGCATCAGTGTCTGGGTTGCAGTCTCGCCCTCTTTCTTAACTGGCACAAACCAGCCGTCGAAGAACGCAAATGCGTTGTCGTTGATGATTCGCTTGGCCAGATCTTCAGAGAATCCACCCAGCGCGTCTTCAATGGCTTTGCCTTGAGCAGTTGCATCAAGTCCAGCCAAGCTGATCTTGATTGACTTGGCGTAGTTGTTGATTGAGCTCGCGCCTGCACCAATAGACTTCGCATACTCACGAGTCGAGTCGGTGATGTTTTTGACAGAAGAGTCAAGGAAGCGATCCAACTCAGTCGACACTGCGCTGAAGTTCGTGCCAGATCTGCTTGAACGGAACCAGCCACCAGACTGAGACCACTCTTGGAAGTTGCGCACATCAGCCCCAGTCTGTGTGGAGAACGTGCCAGAGATGCCGGAGCCAGTTGTGCGCACTGCGCCCATGCCGAATGCGCGGTTGATAATGCCAGACACAACGCCAGCCAGAGGGCCTGTGTACGCAGAGCCAACAACCGTGGCGATGTCCATCAGCTTTCCGTTGCCGATCTTGTATTCGCCGCTGATTGCCTTGCTCATGGCGTATGCGGCAATCGCGTTGCCAGCCACAGTCAGCGCTTGTTGTGTTGCTAGGCCGCTTTGGGTAAGCGCGTAAGATCCTTGGCCAGCTGCTGTCGTTGGGCCAGCCGCCTGAGTGGCCAATCCTAATGACTGGCCAGTACTGGTTGATGCTACAGCTCCAAAACCTTGAGCGATAGCAGATGCAACACCATCAGTCAAAACGGTCTTGATGCCGCTGAGCATCTGGAACGTAGACATTCCATTGGCAAAGCTCAACGACGATGAGCTCGCACCAGCAGACCCAGACGCAGCACCAGCAGCCTGCGCACCAGCTGAGAACAGAGACAGAATTCCGCCACCAATAGGAGCAATGATCGCAGAGATAGTCGGACGAAGAATCATCGTCTTAAACATATTCTCAAGCGTGTCTCTGAGGTTCTGGCCAAGGCTCTTACCGCTTTCGAAGCCGCGCATCAATGCGTCAGTCAATGACTGGTTGATCTGATCTGCCGTCTTGGCGAAGTCGTCTTGGATGACTTTGTTGATTGCGGCAGATTTCTCGATTGCTTTGGCTTCGTCTATAACCTCAATTGCAGCCTTCTTTTTGTCGGCGTTCATGCCTGATTGTTCGATCTCTCGAATCTGCTTCGCATACTTCAGATCAACTGCGCGAGCAGCGACGATTTTCTGACGCTCAAGCGCTGTCAAACCAGTCAAGCGAAGCTCATCCTCATAGACTTTCGCGATCTCTTTTGCATTTGCCAAAGACTCCTCAGCTCCAGCCATGATTGTTTCTGACTGAATCTGCTTTTGCACCTCGCCAAGCGACGTGTATGCGCCTTCCAGATCCTTGAGCAACTTACGCTCGCCAGCGCTCTTCGCGTTGGCAATCTGCTCAGACACGCGAGCTGCTTCTTTTTCGCCTTCGGTGATCTTTGCAGCAAACTTACCACGCTCCTCAAGTCTGGCAAGCATCTCTTTCTCAGATTTAATGCGAGCTTGAACTGCCGAAATCTGATTGTTGATAGAGTCTGCGTATTCCTTGCCAGCGCCGCGATTGATGCCATCAATGACTGTGTTGTAGTCGCGCAGGACTGCGTTGTATTCGGCGGTTCCTTTTGCCAGTCCAACTAGAGCCTTCTCTTTTGCGGCATCTGCCTGTGCGCGTTCTATCTCTCGTTTCTTCTCATCAGAGTAAAACGACTTTGCCTTTTCACCAAGACCAATTGCTGCTGACTCTTGCTGATTTTTAATTCGCTTCGCTTCTGCGTCAGCAATATCCTTGGTGATTCCCAAGAAGTCTTCTCGCAACTTGATGCGAGCTTTTAATTCTGTAATTTCAGCTTGCGTACGCTCAGATCCCTGACGACCTTCAAGCGACTTCAAATATTCTTGCTTATTGGCCAATTGCTTGCGCAAATTGTTGAGCTCTGCGTCTGGTCTACCAATGTCAAGAAGGCCATCACGCAATCCAGCTAGTGCTCCAATGGTCGATTCTTTGAGTGATTTCCAAGACCTCTCAATCAGGCCAATGTTTGATACCAGCTTTGGTGTAGCGCCTTCAAGTGATGCTGAGTAAGCATCCTGAGCAACTTTTGCAGCCTCAGTCGTCTTTCCCTGTTCTTCTAGCGCCTTGATTTGCGCATATACAGATCGAGTCAGGTAATTAGTTGATTCAGTTAGCTTCATTGAAGCCTGCAACGGAGCCTTGCCAAGATCTTCAAAGTTCTTGATTACATTCTCTACAGAATCACCGCCTGCCTTTTCAAATTCAATGGCAGCTTTGGTGAATCGCTCGAAGTTCTCTTTTCCGATCTTGCCAGACTGTGCGAAAGCATTCAAAACCTCGGCAGCGCGGCTTTGTGTAATTGAGCCTTTATCGAGGCTTGCAGCCATCTTGCTCAATTCGAGCGCAGTGGTTCCTGCGGCATTGCCAGTCAGGATCAATGTCTTATTGAAGGCCTCCGTCTCGGCTGCGCCTTTCATGTAGCCGTAGGTAACAATTCCGAGTGCAGCTGCAACTGCCGTGTACGGATTAACCAATCCAGCGATATAGCCAGCCAGCGCCCGCGCAGCCAATCCGGCACTACCAAAAATATCCTTCAGCTGACCACCCTGTTGCAACAGCACAGTCAATGGAGCTTGACCGCCTTGCAGTGACACCACAATGTCGGTGAACTGAGCTGGAACCTGACGCAGAGCAGCGGCTGTAGCCTTGGCTGTCATGCCGTATTCGTTGAGCTGCTTGCTGCCCTTGCCAAGAGATCCGTTTACGGCTTCGTTGGCTTTTTCAATTTCGCGCAGCTTGGCCAGGTATGGCTCCAGCTTTGTCATGTCTGCGCCGCGCTGCTCGGCGATTTTGGCCTGATATGCAGCTGTACCCTTGCCACCAGCCTCAAGCTCGGCTGTGGATCGCTGTACGGCCGCAATGATGCTGTTTGTGGCGCGTTCTTGGCGCTTAGCGACCTTTTCGGCCTCTTCCGCGAGCTTCTTTTGCTCTTGAATGACTTTTTTGATGCCAACGCCAGTTTGATCAGCAGCCTCCTGAGTCTTGTTGAACGACTCAGTGGCTTTCTTGCTTTGCTGATCTAGCGCCTGCGACAGCTCGTTGATCGAGTCCTTGGCTACCTTGGTTCCGTCCTTAACACCAGAGGCGTCAACGCCCATCTCAATGTTAATTTTTGGATTGTTTGAGTTACCTTGAGTAGCCATGCAGCACCTAACTGTTTGCTTGGCGCATTGATTCCAATGCCGCCGATTCCATTACACGAATGTCATCGAATGCAACTTTCCAGTCGTTCGATGGCAGACCGAGATTATCAATCATGCGGAATAGGACGTTGTAGTCCAAACCTGTCGGCCCACCCATCCCGATTCGCCACTGTGTAGCTATCGCGATAAACAGGTCTACAGTTTGCCAGTTTTCGGGCCAAACTTCAACTGTTTGAGATGCCATAAAGCCAGAAAGATCAAACCCATTTCTGGGCTTGTCTTTCGGCTCTGGCAGGTATAAAGCCGAAGCGACCCGTCTTAGTTTCCCAGACGGCCTTCGGTGATGGCAGAACGATAGGTGTTCATGATGGCCATTGCAGCTGCTGGCAGCTCGTCGCACAGCTGAGCAACGGCACGGCGACTGAATTCGATGTCCAAATTCCAGCCGTCAGCGACCTTCATGATGTAATCGGCATTGGTTTCTTTGGTCTTCTCAAGAGCATCTGTCAACGAGAATTTTTGCTCTTCCTCGCCAGATCCTGTTGGAGCAACGCCAGCATCGTCCATCAGTGTGTCGATCATCTTGCCAAATTCGGTGCGCGTGCGGTACACATAGCTCATCTCAATTGAGCCTTCGCCGCCCTCAAGCATTGGAATGTTGACGATTGCTTTGAAATTCTTTGGGCGTGAGCCGAGTACGATTTTTGCCATTTGGATGTTTCCTTTGGGTGTTGAAAATGCCAGTAGAAGAGCTGTCAAGCAGATCATTTGGTTCACCCATTGTATTCCAAAACTTTTCAGTTGTGACATTCACAACTTTACTCTTGGATATTTTTTACCAGTTCTAGATGCAGATATCTTTGCTCTAGTTTCATCGGAAACTATTCTTCCAATTGATGATTTTGATATTTTCGCCCTGTATTCATCGCTAAGATTTTTCCCGAACAATGGATGATTTGATCCTAATTTTGATCTTGACATCTTTCTTCTTGATTCTTCAGAGAAAACTTTTCCCAAATGAGACTCAGACATCTTTCTTCTGGTTTTTTCGGATGCTTTTCTTCCCGTATTCTTTTTCGCAACCTTCTGAGAAATTTCCTTGCTCCTCATTGGATTAGCATCGCCCATCATTTTTTCTGACTTAGCCAATCTAACTTCTGGCCTTTTCGATACGTTTTTATCTCCCATCAATCTGTTCGATAAATTTTTTCTAGCTTCATCTGACATCTTCATTCCAGATGCGCCTTCTCCACCATCCGTAAGATTAACAAGAACACCTCCAAATTGACGCCTTCCATATTGCTTTATTAGTGAGGCTTCAACTCTAAATGCCTCGTCTTCTGACAAATGTTGAGAATGTATCTCAACATCAACACCATGTATTGATGCAACAGAAGCCCAAAATTTAGATCTTCTAGAAAAATCAACAGATCTATTTCCCCTGCCTTTTCCTACATAAAACACCTCTCCACTTGATTTTTTCTTGTGAAGATAGACGTAAAAATTGTTCATAAAAAAATAGGGCCATCAAACGATGGCCCTATTGTATCAGTTAGCTAGTGTAACTAATATCAGCTCGCGTAGGAGATTGAGCGGCCCAACAAAGTCAAGGCAGCAGTGACGCTGTTTGCTTGGTTGACGTTCAACGATGGAGCTTCAGACACGCTCATGTAGCCGTAACCGTAAGTCACAGCGCCGCCAGACAAGACCATCTTGAATGCGACTTTAGACAATGTGCGGCTAATGTCCAACATGGCTTGGTAGTTGGCGTTCGCTGGATCGTGACCCAAAGTCAGCGTGATGCTGGTGGCGTTGAAGCCAGTAGGGATGTTGATCGCGTTGCGACGAGCGATTGGGTTGATGGTTGTGAAGCGAGCGTCACCGCCGGAAGTGGCAATGGTCAACACTTGAGGGATTTCAGTCCAGCTAGACACCTTCTGTGCGCTACCAGTACCAGTACCAGCAGAGTAGAAGTCAGTGTCAGTAGAGTTCAAGCCAGTGACGCCGAATGTGTCAGCAGTCAATGAATCGACTTTATACACGGTGTCAGTCGCATCTTCCCAGCCAGAAGTCAAAACAACTTCATCGCCATCGGAATAACCGTGCGATGTAGCGCTTGCTACAGCTGGTGAAGCGTTAGACAACGCTGTGATTGTTTTTGCAGATGCGAAGTCCTGAGAAAAATAGAACTTGCTGCCTTCGGGGAAGAAATAGGCCATGATTAAAACTCCTGTGAAATGTCCGGCCGGACGAAGCACTTACGTGCGCCATTGAGCGAAAACCACTCTACGTAGATTTTAGAGTGATTTTCAGATGAGTTGCAAGCTCTTTATCGTAAGTCTCGGATGACAAAATCCTGAATCGCGCCACGCAAACCAGTCTCTTGATCTGCAACTGAAACCAACTCTGCTGAGGCCTGCGCAGCAAACAGAGTCGATGTGCGCAAAGCTGAATCTGCGGCCAATATCAATTGAGATGCGCCAAGCCTGGTTTCTGCCCATACGTTGATCTGGATCACGGCCTCGCGCATATTCGGCACTGATTTGCCAAGCGGCTTGATTGACGTGCCGCCAATTTGGTTCCAAGTGATGAACGGACGCGCAGTGTTCTCTGGCGCGAAGTCTGGATAGACGTTATCGCACACTGTTTTCAGGACTGTGTAGACGTTTGATTCGAGGCTCATAGTTCACCTAACTTTTTCATGATAGCTCCCTCAGCTGCCGCCAAGGCTTCTTTGTATTTGTTTACAAGTGCAGGACGTAAGAATGGCTGTCTATCTGGTGCGAATGGGTTTAATCCGTACTCAACAAACAAACCATACGGAGCTTTCTCGTAGTTCCAGCTCACATGATATGTAGCCCTAGTTGGACTTGAGTTGTCCTTTGAATACACCTGATAAATTGCTTTTTGCAGCGTTCCAGGATTGAATCTGTATCGACCCTCTTTGCTCTCGCTGCCTTTCTTCCATGATTTGCCATAAAAGAAGTGAGGCTTTGTGCTGCGTCCCGCAAGCCTCTTTGCCTCTTCGTAAATTACGTTTGCTCCAGCCTGTGCAGCCGGACGAATCGCCTCAACAGCGGCATCTTCTAGTCTTGAAAGCAAATCATCAAACTGGGATGTATCCATCCCGTATGTGACGCTATTCTGACCTTTAGCCACCGTATACCTCGCAGGCCAGATCCATGTATTCCTTGTTCTGCTTATCGCGCAAAACTGCTTTGATCTGGTAAACGATCGAGCCGTGTGAAACGCGCATTGCAGCAGTAATTCCGGCCTTGTAGCGCACTCGAATGCTGGCACGAATAGTCGATGTCACTTCGCCGGATTTGACCTCTTCCAAACCGCTGCGATGGCGAATATCAGCCCAGACTGTCGCGTATGTCGTCCAAGTATTGACTGGCTGGCCAATCTCATCTTGCGTTGTCGATTGCTGCTGGATGATCACTCGATTTTTAAGTTGGCCTGCTCTCATGTCACATTCCCATATTGATTCGGTACGGATCAAGCAGCCACTTGATGCCAAGCGGAAGCTCAATCACGTTGCCGCCAGATTGCTGGGTCACAGACTCGCGATTTTCGTAGAGCGTGCCAACCTGAAGCAGCACAGCAGCTTTAACTGCGTCTGTCATCACCAATCCATCCAAGTCGCTGCCAATGCTGGATGCGTATAGATTTCGGTTCAAATAGCTTGATGCCGCCTGCTCGCAGCCGTCCAGATACATCTGAATCAGAGTGTCTTCGTCTGAATGATCTACGCGAAGATGAAGTTTGGCCGCAGCCAGCGTGATGATGCTCATGGTCTTTCTTCCCAGCGTGCTTTAAATACGCCTTGTGCAGTTTGGTTTCCAATGTTTGTGATCGAGATATAGTATGTACCAGCAGGCATACCAATTGGGTCTGAACTGCCGCCGGACACAGAATCGCTCTTGTTTCCACTGTTCACCTGAAACACATCGAGCAGGTTGCCACCAGTTACAACTCCGCCATTGTCCATGTCTACGTGCGTGACATACGAAAAGTCAACGTCTGACGTGTTATTCACCCGCATGACTGGAATGTCGTTGATGAACGGACTCGTGACAGTGCTTCCAGATCGAAGTTCAACCCTTACGCTTCCAGCCCAATTGTCAACAAGAAAACTATTCAGGAAAACATCAACCGTGGTGATTGCACGGATGGCAATGCTGGAGCCAGTATTGATCAAATACTCGTGGAACGCTGAAAACTCACGCCCAGCAAAAAATCCAGTCTGGCCAACGTCAACACGAACGCGAGCATACTGCCCATCTTCGTCCGTCATCAACTTTGCTGGCGGATAAGCCTCAACGCGCTCGGCGTGCGTTCCATCCCCTCGGTCAACGAGGAGCTTCTTTAAGCCCTGCCAGAATGGGAAGTTCGTATTGCTCATGCCCAGAGTTTACCTTTCAAAGCGCAGGAATCCAACTCTTTTTAACATCCCAAGGACGTGGATTTCCGTGGAAACAGATCACACTAGCTCCAGTTGGCACGGTTTTCAATGAATGCGCCTTGTAGCTGAATATCTTGTTTGGCAACTCAAGCTGCCAGCGCTTGCACGGCAAAACGTCACGCAAATAACCCTGATCACCCCAATACTCGCGGGTGACGCAGCGTTTCATGTGCGCCTCTGGATTTTCTATCCAGTCAGACCAAACCCTGTCCTTATCGCTATTTTTGATCAGCATCAAGCCGGACGCAGGCAGGTGTGGCTTGTAAAAGTCGCTCAGCAATGTGGTGTGTTCAAGCGATTCGAGCTGCTCAATTCCACCCACGACAACCGTGTCCAAATCAAAAAACAGCAGGTCGTCCTCGATGTCCGGCCGAAACAGTTCCATCTTCGCCCACCAGCCTGGCCAATCGTGTTTAAGCCTGATCGTCGGCACACCATCGACATCGACATCAGACAGGCAAACCAAATCAGGAACCTGACGTGCAAGCCACTGGACGTGCTGCGGCCCGTATTCCTTGCCACTTCTCAAAACGCAGATTCTCACAGCAGATCCTCAAGATTTTGTCGTGGAAACATATCGAGCGCAGTCACCCTGCTTGCATTGATGATTTCAGCTTCAGGATGGTCGTCTCTGAGCTTCTGAAACAACGCAGGCCACCTGTCTATCTGCCTCGCATTTGCAAGCCCTCTGGGGTGGTTTCCATGCCAATGAGCCTTGCCATCAGTGTGCTGGCAATCGAACCCAAGCATGATCACGCGAGCTGCATCGCCAAACAGCGCCAGAGACACGCCGCCAGCGCCAGAATTGCCATAAGCGTTGAACTTGGCTGGATTCAGGTATGTCGTCATGTACTTCGCTGGCAGATTGTTCGTGCAGAACCTCTGTCCAACGAAGTCACGGTTCACTTCATCGAGATGCAAAGACCACCAAGGCTCATCAAGAGCAAACAGAGCGTCAGCCCAAGGCGCAGCTCTGAATGTGGTGTTGGCGACGATTACTGCCTTTTGGCCTTGCGTCCAGTCTTGCTGGATTTCTTCTCTGGCTCGCCAGCTTCTGACTCGCTCGATGTCTCCTCTGTTGAGGCTTGGCCCACTGGCAAGGACGACGACTGTTCCTCCTCGCCACCTTCCGCTAAAGGGCGATCCATAGCCTCCTTGGTTTCCATGCGCACAGCTTCTCCGCGTTCGATGAGAAACAAACCGAGCTGATCAGCAACTTCAACTGGAACGCCAGCTGGAAGACGGCCATAGCCAACAGCCATGACTGGCTTTTTCGATGTAACTACGATTTTCATAATCTACTCCATCACAAATGTGAAATCATTCTATCAATAAAAAAGCCCTCCGAAGAGGGCTTTTTGATTCACAACTGTTAAGCTGTGAAGTTGCCATACAGCAAGCCAGCAGGACGCTCAACACCTAAGCCAAGGCGCTCTTCAGCGCGGATAGTGATCAGGTTGTTGGTGAAGTCTGCATTTTGATAGCCCATCTCGATGACTGCGCCGCTGCGGTTATACAACACGGCAGAAGTGCGCAATGCGCCGATCAAGAACTTACCAGCTGTCATGTTGTTAGACAACACAACGTTCACGCCGAATGGGTTCATACCAGCGGCCATGCCAGGCATACCGTACAGGTACTCACCAGCGCCGCCAGTGTAAGTCTCGCGAGTACGCTCCAAAGCGCCCCAATCAGCTGGGTTCACAACCACAGTGTCAGGAGCATTGCCAGTTGCCCACAATGCGTACTTGGCGCGGTTGATTGCGTCGACCAGCAAGTCATCGCTGGTAGCTGTGTAAGCGGTAAAGTTGCCGCTGTCAGTCAAGCCAGACAAGTTGGGGCTAGTGCCGTTGCCGTTCAACAACTGAGCGTCGATGCGCTGGGCCAAGCCGTCACGCAAGCGAGTTTCAATGTAAGCCACAACAGCAGGAGCGTCAGCCAACAGCTGATTCGAAATCTTTATCCAGTGTGCAACAGTGGTAATTGGCACGTTGTATTGCTCGAAAGTCACGTCAGACTCAGGCTTGGCGGCGCCTTGAGACACTTCAGCAGCAGAGTTTGTCCAGCTGGCTTCGCGCAATGCGTTGACCATGTTGGTAGACACTGTGATGCTTGTCAAGGCAGCACGGATGCTGGTTGGAGCAAAGTTGCCAGGGATGATGCCAGGCTTCTGGTCTGGGAACACAGTTGTCGAACCAGAGGTGACAGTGTTTTTGACTTCAAAGCGAGCGCGTTGAGTGTTGCCAACAACGATCTGCTTGAATTGCTCAGACTTCACGAATTCTTCAGCAGCAGACAAAGGTTTAGCTTCGGCTTGCATACCAGCAGTTTGCTTTTGAGCCAACTCAACCATTTGTGCAGACAAAGATTTGAACTGCTCAGACAGTTCTTTCACTTCGCCTTTGACTTCGGTGTCAACGTTGCCTTTTTCTTTGAGCTGACCTTCGAATTTCTCGATTGCAGCTTGCAATTTCACTTCTTGCTTGGCCAAGCCAGCTTCGATGATGTCTTTGAGTTCCATGATGATTTCCTTCAGGAGTTAGTTTGCTTTAATCTGGAATAGCTTGGCAATTTCTTGCTTCGCCTTTTCTTCTGCCAAAAGCTCACCTTTCAGCAAGGACTTGATGCGCGATACCAGCATACACGCATCATTCCGACTAAAGCCACCTGACTCCCTCAGCGCAGCTTCAACTTCACGAATGCTTGAGGCAGTTTCAATTGCAGACTTCACGCTATTGATCGTAGCGTTCAAATCTGCTGGTTCTTCAACAACACTGATCTCAAACAGTTCAATTTCCTTGAGCAAGCGACGACCTTCGCCGATCAGCTCGCTCTTCGTTGGCATATAGCCGATCGACATACCATCAATCGCGCCATGCTTCATCGAGGCATACACGTCACCAGCAACTGAATGGCCAGGCGTCAATTGACCCTCGACAAACAAACCCTTGCTGTCAACAAACATATTCTTCCACTTGCCGATGATCGGGCCGTAGTGGTTCCAGCGCAAACGAATTGGACGCTCGCGATTCACAAGAGTCTTGTCGTATGCGTTCGGATCAATCGTGTCTCCATAAGCGTCTACGCCACCAAAGACGGAAGCGTAGCCGGAGAACGACATATCGTCACCGACGAATTTCAGTTGGAGCGAATCAACGCCTAATTGTTTGATTTCCATAAAAGTTTCCCTCTTCACGGAATTGTACGACCTCAGTGTAACAACAGCAACACATCGTTGCGCTTTCTTTTGGCTTTGCGAATCACTTCGTCAGCCAGCAATGGCCACGGTTGCCATTCCAAATCTTGCCTCTGCCGTCCACCCTGCGGAATTGCTGTTGGCTGAGGCTTCTGGCCAGACGCCGAGAATTTGTCTGACGCCTCGGATGCAGATAGCAAGCCTTCAACCAGAACTTCTCCGGATGCAGACATGGAGTCAGATCCAGTCTCAGACGCATCGATCAATCCGTCAATAAACGCAATCGCCTCAGACAGAAACTCATCAGATCCAGTCTCTGAGGCATTCAGTTCGCCAGACAGGAACGCGATGCCAGAAGCTGAAAGCGAATCCTCGCCAGTTTCTGACGCTTCGAGCGATCCCTGCGCCGTAATATCGCCAGCTGCGTAAAGCGTGTCTGCGCCTTCGGTGGCAGAAAATAGACCAGAGGCGGGTAGCGCGAAGTATATTGGGGAGTCAAATACATCAACACCCTCGGCCTTTTGGTGAAAAAAGTAATACCAATTGGCTTGAACTATGCCACCAAGGGAGGAGCCATCGCCCTCCAGTGCCGACATTGCTCCTGTTGTCATGGTGCGTGCGTAATCGACGCGCTGTTGATTGTGATTGTCTGGCCAGCAGTGATTGTCACGCTGTCAAGATTGATGTCAGCGCCTGACGTACCAACGGTTAATCCGGTGATGATGTCGGTGCCATCGACTGCTGTGCGAATGCGTGCGGCAGCGGCCGTACCGCTGTTGTCGGCCGTTGTGTCAGACTTCGGAAAACCAGCAAACGTCATCACGCCAGATGCCACTGTAGCGGCTGGGTTATCAAGCGGAATGACGGCCAGCACAGCGGCCATAGAGGCCGTGCCGATCTCAAGCACTGCCGTTGTACCCATAGCCGTCACAACGGCGTTCAAACGGGCATTTTTCACTGCGGTTGTGTATGTCACGGCCATGTTTATTTCTCGTAGGTGATGATGGTTTTGCTGATTTCGTCGTTTGCATCGCGCTCGACGGTTTGCACAGCACGCTTAGGGTGATTGTCAACAACTGTCACGTCAGATGGCTTGATATCGTTGTAGACGTTTACTGTTGGGTTGACCTGCTTGAGTTCTGGCATCACAGCCTCAACAACGACATTGTTTTCAGGAACGTTGATCACATTCTTTATGTCAGGAGTGTTCACGTTGGTGACATTTTTCTGCTCTGGCAGGTTGACATAGTTGTTGATCACTGGAGGTGGAGTTGGGGCGCTCTTTGTGCTTGTTTGCACCAGTGTGCGCAACGATTTCACCTCATCCATGAGTCGTTGCATCTCATCTTGCTTGAGCTTGTCATTGATGTCGGCCATCGGATCTGCGACAGGTGCGACAGTATCTGCTGACTGGCCAAGGCCATCGACAGGAGCCATAGCGCCCTGAATCAACAACTGATCGCCACCGTCTTTCTCTGGCAGATGCTCCATTGCGCGAGCTTCGTTCGGAGTCATCAAGCCGTTTGTAATGGCGATGCGATACGACTCGTAGCGAGATTTCACGTCTGCGCGGAGTAGGGCGTCGAAGTCAAACGCGACATCCATGCGATCACGCTCTGAGGCAGTCATCAAGTTCACCAAGATGCTGGCCTCAATCTTCTCAAGCAATGGGCGCAGTGACAGCTTGTAGAAGCCCTGCATCACCTGCTCGATACCGGAACCCCAAACGCTCGTGCCAGACGAGTCGTTGACCATCACGGACGGCACGCCGTACCAGCGGC